GGAACCAAGATGCGCCTTTCCGGGTGGGTCAAGGAATCCAACGGCAAGCGGTTCATCAGCGGTAAAGTTGAGCCGATGCAGCAGCAGACCAGCGGTGGAAATTTTGCACCCCAAGACGGTGATATGCCTTTTTAGTGTAAATTTGCAGGCAACATACATTTACATACATAGCCCATTTGTAATTCCAGCCAAATGGTGCTACCGATAAAGGGTTCATTCTCTAACCCCTGCCCCGGCTGCTGGAATCAGTCGGGGTTTTTTTTTCTTATCCTATGGCAGAAATATCAATGTTCAAAGCGTCCACCAATGGCGGTGTGCGAAACAATGTCCCCGAAGACCACATGCCCTTTGTGCAGTACATTCAGGACATCAAAGATGGCATCTACTACACGGAGGTCATGGCCTATCGAAAAGCCAAGACCGAAGAAACCAAACGGAGGCTTTCAGCCGTAACACCCAGCGGTAAGTTCAAGAAGCAAGGCAAGGAAGGCCTCGAAACGCATTCCGGTATCATCTGCATCGACATCGATGCCAAGGACAACGAAGGCGTTGACGTACTTGCAATCCGCCAGGACGAACACCTCTACGCCCTACACCAAAGCACCGGGGGCCAAGGGTATGCAGCCTACTACCGCATTGAGCCGGACCGACACCTGGACGCTTTCTATGCTTTGGAGAAACGCCTCGCAGACCGTTACCACATCATCGTGGATCCCGCTTGCAAAGACGTGAGCCGGTTGCGGTTCGTGAGTTTTGACCCGGACGCATTCATCACCGACAAACCCGTTCCGGTATTTAAGACCTACCTACCCAAGGCCAAGGCTGCACCGGTTCCAAAGTTCTACCCACACGGTGAACACGATGTCGAACATATCCTCCAACAAATCGAAGCCAAGCGATTAGACCTTACGGATTCCTATGCCGATTGGGTCAAGATTGGCTTTGCCATTGCTGCAAAATACCATGAGCCAGGTGCGGACCTGTTCCATCGGGTTTCAGCACTATCCCCGAAGTACAACCCGGAAGCCTGCGACAAAAAGTACAAGCAACTCTGCAACTCCAAGCACAACCAAGTGACCTTTGCTTCGTTCATGTGGCTTGCCAAGAATGCAGGTGTAGAGATTCAAACCAAGACCACCAAGCACATCGTTTCCACAACCAAGTCCCACCGCATGCGTGTCGGGACCAATGGCGGTCCCAAGGACATCAACGCAGCAACCGAAGCAGCGGTCCGGGTACTTCGGGAAATTGACAACATCGACATCGATGGCCTTGAAGAAATCGTTGCCAACACCATGGCTCTTGATACAACGGAACTGAAATCCGCTGACACCGAGGATACACCAATCAAGCAGATAAAGGCTTTCTTACGTTCATTCGACCTAAAACGCAATGCAGTAACCCGTTGCATTGAATACAAAGGCCAACCCATTACCGACGTGGACCTGAACAACATTTATGTTGACTGCCTGGAAGCTTTTGGCAAGAAGGAGGTCAACATGCAACTGGTCGGGGCCATAGTGGATTCGGACTTTACACCGACCTACAATCCATTCGCCCAGTTCTTTGCCAGGCACGGCCATCGCAATCCTATCGGGTGCATCGAGGCCCTGACCAATACCATCCGAACAACCAACCAGGATCATACGTTCGTGCAACTCTGCATCACCAAATGGCTCTGCTCGGTCATCGCAAGTATGCACGGGGAATACTCATTGACCATCCTGGTGCTTTGTGGCGACCAAGGCATTGGCAAGACCAACTTCTTTCGCAACCTGCTGCCCGATGAACTTCGGGCCTATTACGGGGAATCCAAACTGGATGCCGGCAAGGACGATGAGATTCTCATGTGCAAGAAGATCATCCTCTGCGATGACGAGTTCGGTGGCAAATCCAAGCAGGAAGCCAAGAAACTCAAGGAACTGTCCTCCAAGCAGACCTTTAGCATCCGCAAGCCCTATGGCCGGGTTCATGAGGAACTTAACCGCTATGCGGTCCTTTGCGGTACGAGCAACGACGAGGAAGTCATCAACGACCCAACGGGTAACCGTAGGATCCTGCCCATTGTAATCAGCGAGATTGACTGGGATGCCTATGCAGCCATCGACAAAATTGACCTGTTCATTGAAGCCCTACACTCCTTTAAATTGAACGGAGCCGATGCCTGGCAACTATCCAAGGCCGAAATCAAGATGCTGAACAATCACACCATGCACAACGTGCAGCCGGCTATCGAGAAAGAAATGCTCCTAAACCTGTTTACCATCCCGATGGATTATAGTGACCCCTACGGCAAGTGGATGAGCAATACCGAAATCAAAGACCTCATCGAAACCTGCACCAAGCAGCACATCAGTTCGCACAAACTTGGAGCGGTCCTAAAGTCCCTTGGCTGTAAGAAAATGACACGACGGGAGCGGAATTTTCTTCCGTGCTACTTTTTGGTGAAAAATTCCGATAAAAGTGACTACGCCCAACAAGTTGATACTAAGCGACATCCGTTTTAGTGTAGTCACTTAGTCACTTAAAATGCGTTTTTTCTTTAGGGGCTTATATGTGCATGTGTGTGTGTGTGTGTGTGCATATAATATATACTCTAAAGAAAGTAGTAACTAAAGTGACTACACTGACTACAACCCCCTTCACGCTATCAAAAACGCAGATTTTGGTAGTCACTTCACCCAAACTCAAAGTAACTACAAGTGACCACACTTAGACCCTACCAACAAACCGCTATTGACCAAATGCGGACAAGCATTGCCGAGGGCAAAAGACGCTTGATACTCTGCTCCCCCACTGGAAGCGGAAAGACGGTCATGTTCACCTACATGGTGGCACGGGCCTTAGAGAAAGGCAAGCAGGCCATCATCTTCACGGACCGGGTGGAATTGCTCCGGCAATCCAACGGGGCCTTGGACCAGTTCGGAATCAAGCCGACGCTGATTGAGGCCAACCGCACCCGGCTCGATGTTTCAGGAAACTGCTTCATTGCCATGGCCCAAACATTCAGCCGAAGGAAGGACTCTGCTGAATACACGGACCTCTTGGCACGGATGGACCTGGTGATCATTGACGAAGCCCACAAGCAGACATTCAACCCCCTGCTGCCATACATCAACCCCAAGGCCGTGGTCATCGGTGCGACCGCAACGCCATTGCGTAGGGGAAAACAGGAATGCCTCTCAAAGTTTTACAAGGCCCTCCATGCACCGGTTCAGGTGCAGGAACTAATCAGTCAAGGCTACCTGGCCGAACCAACGACCTACGGGATGACGCAGGACCTTTCCGGGATCCGTATGAAGGGCGATGACTACGACACCGAGCAGATGGCCCAACGATTCAGCGAGCGGAAGGTCTTTGCCGGGGTGGTGCAGAACTACGCCAAGGTTTGCCCAGGCAAGAAGGCTATCGTCTTTGCCAGCAACATCGCATCGAGCAAGGAGGTCTGCGAGGCTTTGCAGAGTGCAGGGTTCAACGCCCGGCACGTTGACGGAGAGATGCCAAAGTCCTTGCGAGCCGAAACCCTTGCGTGGTTCAAGCAGTCCACCAATGGGATCCTTTGCAACTGCGACCTGATGACCACGGGCTTTGATGAACCAAGCATCGAGGTCGTCATCCTCTACCGGGCGACTGCGAGCCTACCCCTGTTCATGCAGATGGTTGGCCGAGGCTCCAGGGTAACGCCAACCAAGACACGGTTTACGGTGCTGGACTTCGGGAACAACGTGCAGACCCATGGATTTTGGGAAACGAACCGGGAATGGTCCTTGAAGAAGAAACGCAAACGGGAATCCGCTGGCGTTGGTGGGGTGAAGAACTGCAAGAATTGCGAGGCCATTATCCCGGTGGCTGCCATGGAGTGCAAGCATTGCAAGTTTGAATACGAGCGAAAGCCAAAGCCTCCAGGTGAAGTCGTAAGTTTGCAGATGCTGACCAAGGCCCAAGGCATGGAAATGGCAAAGCAAAGCACGATGTACCAAAAGGCTCAACTGGCGAAGGCCAAGGTCATCAGCCCGTTTTGGGTTCTGCACAATCAATGCAAGAGCAAAGCCGAAGCCTTGGAGTTCATCCGCTACATGGGATGGAGGCCAGGCTGGGCCTTCCACAATAAAGACCGTTTTCCAATCCTAAAGTAAGTTCATGCAAGAATTTAAACTCCAAGCCGAATGCTTCCAGTGGCACTGGAACAACTTTCCCAACGACCGGGGCCGATTGTTCACGGTCAACAACAACGCACCGAATGCCTATGCCGGCAGCGTGATGAAGGCTATGGGCGTGGTCGCAGGGGTCAGCGACATGATATGGCTCTCGCCAACCGGTGCGGTAATGCTGGAGTTCAAAGCCGAGAAAGGCAAGCAGTCGCTCTCGCAGAAGTGGTGGCAGGGGGTCGTCCAAGAGGCAGGCTACCGATACGAGGTAATCCGAAGCGTGGAGGATTTTCAAAACTTAATCACTCAATTATGATAGTCATACCAATTACAAATGAACATAGGGCAAGAGCCAAGGAATTGTATTCTTTTGATAAACTTAGTGGGTCGTTTACAAAAGGAGAAGGAAATAAATATGGGGCTATTGGTGAAATAATTGTTTTTGATTATTACAAAAACAAAGGTTTTGACGTAAATAACAAAATTATTGGACAAGATATATATCATTACGACCTAATAATCAATGAATTTAAGGTTGAAATAAAAACCAAAAGCACAAACGTTTATCCTGAAGAGGATTTTTTGTGCAGCATTTCAAATCATAATATCAACCAAGAATGCGATTTCTATTTTTTTGTTAGGGTCTTAGAAGATATGCGAACCGGGTTTTTATTGGGCTATAAATCAAAGGATGATTTTTTCAAGAACGCTCAATTTAATAAAAAAGGAAGTACCGATGTTAATGGATGGGTTTTCAAGGCAGATTGCTGGAACCTTCCAGTCAAAGATTTAGATAAATTAAAAAAATGAATAGTAATTACATTCGTTGAATAAGTGTGTAAATTTGCGCTATACGCAATCGGGTATAATTTAAATAAAAACGCAAAAACTATACTCAATCGGGTATAATCGTCAGCCTATAACCTTACCAACCCTTCGGAAATTCCGAACAGTTAAATAAACCACTATGTCAAAATACTATTTTTATCCCGGAGCAAGAAAATACAAATTTTTATATTTATTCTATAATAAAGGATATGACGCCTACAAGTTTGGAATTACATCAATGCCAATAGAAGAAAGAATAAAAACTTATTGCAAATATGCACAAAAGTCGTTTTATGGTTTTGATAATAATGGGTTTAAAACATACGAATATCCTTTTAGTGAAAATGATATTACAGTGATTTACTTTAAAGAATTAGAGAATGTCCAAGGCGTTGAGTTAAAGATTAATTCAATGGTAAACGGATTTAGATTAAAACTAAAAGGACAACAATGGCCCTTTAAGGAGCATTTTGTTGGTCAAGAAAAGGCGAATGAAATTCTTAGTTATTTGAGTAACCTGTCATAAATTACCCAAAACCTCGCAAATTGTCCCATATAAACCCTAAACCTATGAAAACCACACCAACCGATTTTCGACGCTGGCAACTGCACATCCGTAAGGAGTGCGTCAACTGCAACCGCCCCGACAAAAGCGAAACCATCAAGGCTTGGTCCGTGAACTGGACCCTGCTCGGTCGTATCCTCCAAGCCAAAAACGCTTGACCATGGAATGGATTAAATGCTTGGACCGGATGCCGGAACCCGGTGAACCAGTCCTGATTTTCACGACCGACATGAATCAATTTATGGCATGGCTTGTGCATGACCGTTGGTACTACGAACACCAAACGTGGTTCCTATCCGAAGTCAGCCATTGGATGCCTCTACCCCCAAACCCGTTTTAGCCCAAACAAAATGAACCAAATAATCCTATCAATAACGGCTTTTGTGTTCTTGATTTTATGGTCTGTAATTACCATAGTCTTAACCATTACCATTGTCGGCCTCTTTGTTTTAGATATGATGGAAGATGGTGGGTGGTTCAATCTTCCGAATCAAATTATAGACAGAAGCATAAACCCCAAGCCATCAACCAAGACGGCATAACCATGGACCTAATCTCACGCACCATCCTCGGATATACCGCAGAGGTCGTCGGAGTCAGCCCCGATGATATATTGAGCGAAGTCAAGACCCAAGAACTGGTCCTTGCTCGAAGCATCTTTGCTGACATCGCCTACTCGGAGTACCTCTACACCTACTGCCAAATCGGGCGTATCATCAAGAGAAACCACGCCACAGTCATGCACAATCTCGAAATCCTTGCGATAAACATGAGAGCAAGGCCCGACATTAAATTCCTGCGTACACAAGTTTTAAACAGGACAAGGGATTTTTTGCAACATTAGGAAGAGCGCTCTCCATCTTTGCGTGAGTGAACGCAGAGGCTACCATCCTTGACCTTTATCGAAGCGGAGAAATCCGCAAGGCTTGCCTCACCATTACGGGGGGCAATCCGCTTTGGAAGGACCT